AAGTGCGCGCTGGAATGGGAAAAGGAAATCCGGCATGAATGTAGGTTCAAATCCAAACTCGCCTCCGAGTTGAGATTTCGCGTCTAAGAACTGTTCGTAGGTTTGATTCATAAAGTTACTCCTGCAAAAATGTCCGCACGCGGGCGATAAGTTGCTCCTTGGTCTCGCTGTCCGTGTCTGTCAGTTCGAGTTTCATGGCTTTGCTTTGCGTTTCTTGGGTTCGTCGGCAGGCCACGGGATGCGGTTGCGCTCGGCCAAAAATTGGCAGGCTTCGAGTTCGGTGTCGGCGTCGGCTACTTTGTTGCGGCGCATCAAATCGGCCATTGAATACTCATGGGCCAACTCAGTGAACGCCCGGCGCGTGCCGTCCTTCATTGTGATAGTCGCGAAGAAAGCCATCCACGGGTAACGATGCCCCGCGCCTGCCAGCCGATGCGTGGCGACCGAGTTCTCGCGCTTGAATGTAGCGAGGGCCGTGCTCATTGCATCAGGATGCTCTCGGCGTGATTTAGTCGCTCCATCGCGGCGGCGAGGTCTGCGACTAGGCGGCGGTTGGCGTTGCGCAGGTCGGCGTTGTCGGCTTCCGCCTCGGCTGCGTCGGCTTCGGCGGCGCGCAGGCTTTGGCGTGCGTTGTCGCGCTCGGCTTCGGCGGCGCGAAGCTCGCCCATTGCAAGCGCGAGGTCGCGCGATTGGTAGCTGATTTGGATGCGAAGGGTTTCTAATAGTTCGGCAATTTTTGTGTTCATTTCATTGCCTCCAGTTCCAGCTTTTCCAGCCGATCCTTGGCGTTGCGCATCGTCACTGTTGCGAATGCAATGGCGAGTCCAGTGTCGTCACCTTCGGATTCGATGCGCTCCAACGTCTCAAGTGCTTCGTCGTATGCGGTGCGGGCGCGCACAAGTTCCGGCGCGGGTGTTTCGGGAGTGTTCAATAGGTCGGGTTGTGTGTTCATTGTGTCAGTGTGTGAAAGTGTTTTCCCCGGCGTGCCATCTGGTCGCCCGCGCATAAACCCAAGTCGGCTTTACTAGCCGCTCCATTTGTGACTTAGCATTCATGCGTGCAATTTACACGGGAAATTTGTTGGCTACTCAGTAGCGGCTGGCTCGTCGTCACGCCAAACGAGCGACAAAAAACGAGGCTCTGCGTGCATGTCAAAAAAGTCCACGCGCTCCCAATGCGGCACCGATTTACCCCAATAGTTGCGCGGCGAATACTGCCACACGTCATCGCCGTTTGCGAAGGCCGCTAGAAACTTCATCCGCTCGGCAACCTGCTCGCGACTGAACGGGTCGTGCAGGAATGTCTTGAAGTCGTCAAACGTAACTTCGCCGCGCGTCGCCTCGCGTGCGTCGTTTTCGGTGTGGCGTAGCTGCGAGGCGGTCACGCGCTCGTCACGGTCGCTGATACTGTTGTGAAAGTCTGGCATGGCTAGAGTTCCCACGGCGGGATTTGCGACGCGCCTGCAAATGGCGATTCCGGCTCCTGCTGCCCACCTGCGGGGACAGGCTCAGGGCGCACGGTGTCGCGCGGGTTGGTTTGTTCTGTGCTAGGTTCAGTCATTGGAGTTTGGTCTTTACGAACGTGATTAGCTTTTCCATTTGGTCGTCATAAAAGTGGTTGAAAATGCCGTCGCTGCCGAGTTGCTGCCACCAGATATAAAGCACAGCGCGAAGCCGTGTGCCGGGTGACTTGCCGATGCCGCGCTCGGTCTTGACCTCGACAAGCTCTGCGTCGGGCGTGTCGTGCGGCGTGATGAGCACCGAACAGGCGGTGCCGTGAAGCTGGATTAGCGTTCCGCTTTCGCTCGGTCGAAGCTCCGGCGTCTCCACCGAAAAGACGACGCTGTGATCCTTGCGGCTGCGCGTCTGCCCCATTTCACAAGATTCCAGCAAGATGGCTTTGAGTGGCGTGCTCATAATGTCGTCCGCGTCCGCCGCGTCCCGGCCCTGTGCCGAGACGCGACGGGGATGCGGGGTGTTGGTTAGAGCGGCACGTCGTCGAAGTCGTCCACCGGAGCGGCAGGCGCGGGCTTTGCTGCTGCCGTGGCGGGCTTTTTGAGGCTCACGCGGATGGCGAGCGTTGTCTTGCCCTGATACTCCACGTCGCGAGCGGTCAGAATGACTTGCTTGCCAATCCAGTCGTCCGTCTCGTCACCGTAAAGCTGGCCGATGGTGCCAGCATTGGTCTTGTTGCAGACCAGTTTTTTCTCCTTGCCCTTGAAGCCGATGACGAGCTTCTGTTCTTTGTCTGCGCCTTGCCCGATTGATTCGAGTTCGACGCTGCTGATGGTGGCGATCACGTCTCGCCCTTGTAGGTCGTCCGCTTTCAAAAAGCTGGACGGATATGCTTCACTCAGTTTCATTGGTTTGTTTTTTCTTGTGCCTGTATGCTCGATGAGCGGAGGCGGGTTTGTTGTTGTGCCGGTTCTACCGGCTGAAAGTTAGGGCAGCAATTCCGGCTGCGCGGCGTCCGGCTCGTCAGGCCGGTAATACTCCACCGCGATGTCAGCCTCCAATCGTGAGTGCGCGGTGACGAGGAAGTCGCGCCCGCCGTAGCGGATGGCGTATTCCGTCGCGCCTGTTGCGTCGGCGACGCATTGTATCGCGCGGGAGTTGATGCGGATGGGGTTCATTTGCCCTCCTTGCCAAGCTCGGCGATGAGCGCGTCGGCGTAGCCACACGCAGCGCGAGCCGTGGCAGCTTGCAGGTCGGCGGGCTTGTACTCCGCAGCATCGGCGGGCGTCATAAGGCCGATGATGGCTGGCATTGCTTTGGCCGCGATGTATGCGCGCAGGCTCATGCCGGTAGTCAGGTGCGAGTCGGGAACCGAGAACGACATTTCGGAGCGCACAAACTCCGCGAACATTTTTGATTCTTCGGGCGTCATGTTTTTCATAGGCGACCTTGGTTCGGTTATTTGCGAAGGATGAGCCAGCCCGCGACGATGGCGGTTGCTAGCAGTATTGGCGCGAGGCGCATGGTCAGCCGCGCATTGCGGCGGCGGGTGGCGCGACATTCCGCGCAGTTGCAAGGGGTGGGTGTGTAGCTCATGGTGGTGAGTCTCGCCGGGTATCGCCCGCCCCTTTCGAGGCGAGCGTCACCCGACAAGGTAGAGTTAGGCTGCGATGCGCGATTCAGCGGCGGCGTAGCTATCAGCGAAGTTCAGATTGAACTCGGCGAGGTCGCGGGCGTCTTGCATCGGGATTCCGTATGCGGCGGCGATTTTGGAGGCGAGAAGTTCTACATTCTCGATTGTGACGTGCGCTTTGTTGTTTTTCATTTTGTCGGATGATTTGGTTTGGTTTCGCTCGGCGGGTTGCCTTGCTGGAAAACACTTAAGCGCACGCCGCCGAATCGCGCAAGAATTATTTTCAATTATTTTCGCGCAGTATTTTTAGCACTTCGTAAAGCCTTGAGTTGCGGGGCAGCTACGCCGGATTTTGCCACCGCTCTTTTCCGGTATTCGCCGCGCTTTTTGCCCGCGTCGCTGCGCTTTTTCGGCGCGAGATTCGTGCGCGATTCCACGATTGCGCGCAGCCCTTTCGCCTCCTGCTCCGTGGGCGTCCAGATGCCATCGAACATGCGGCGCACGTTGCCGTAGTGCGTGCCGAGCAGCGCGGCGATTCTGCTGATTGCGCCGCGCTTGGGGCGGTTAGTGAGCGGGTCGGTGATGTATTTTTTCCAATTCATGTTTTGACTTTATTTCGCCGATGTGCTTTTGTCAAGGCTGCATGAAAAAACACCGCTTCATCGTCGTCGTGAAAACCGACATGGGCCGCGCGCACGCGGCAGGCGCGCTAACGGCTGCGCTTGGATGGAGCGCGCCCGGCAGATGCGAATTTCATTTGTTGAAATCAGCACCGAAAAAGAAAAGCGGTGCGAAGTGACTGCGCTCCCCGCCAACGCCCGTCTGTGTCACCGCTGCGGAGAGCACTACATTGGCCGCGCGTGCCCGAAGTGCCCGCCTGCGCTCGCCAGCGCCCCGCCAGCGGCTCCGGTTGCGACGCGCTGTGCGGACGTGCCGAGGCTCGTCTTGCGGCTGACAGGGCAGGTGCGAGGCGGAAAAAACGGAATGGGAGTTACGCGCACCGGACGGCACTACGCGAAGCCGACGTTCGCGCGCTGGCGCGATGATGCCGTGCGGCAGATTCGCTGCCAGCTTCCGAGCGGCTGGAAACCGATAGACGTGCCGTGCAACGTGCGACTGGACTACGTTGCCGGGGACAAGCGGCGTCGCGACATGCCGGCAGTGCTGGACGCCGTGTGGCACGTATTGGAGAAGGCCGGCGTGGTTGCGGACGACACGCTGCTGTGGGCGGTGCAGTCCTCGCGTAGCTACAAGGCAGCGCCGGGCGTGACGATTACGTTCTTGGACGGCGTGCGGTGATTCACCACACCGCTTTCAGTGCCTTCATCTTCCGGCGAATATCACAAAGCCGGTCGTCCGCGTAAAACACAGCCTCGCGCACGCGGCACTCATCGCGAATGACGACGTGCCGCTCCACGATGCGACGCGACGGCATCGGCGCTGCGTCCATCTTGGATTGCTCCGCGCGCACGCGGCTCCAGCGGATGTTCACGCGCTCTCTAGCTTTTAGACTCGCGCGGCGTATGCTTTTGATTGTGCTCCACTTGCTCATTTTTCGGTATCGAGTTGAGTCGTATAATTACTGGTTCCCCGACTCAGAGTGCCGAGGGTCGGCGTTACCCTTCGGAAGACCGGGCACGCATTCCTCGAAGCCGAGCGTTTTCATTTCACGACGGTCTGCGATTTCAGTAGTTCGACCGTGTTCTGGAAAGCGCGCTGGAGAAGTTCATCAGACAGCTTTAGCTCATAGACGCTGCCGCTCCGAGCCATGCCAGCCATCACGCAATCCGCGATGTGCTCCAGCACGTCGAGCAGGTTCACGTCGTCCGGCACACCATCCGCCATGTTCAAGTGATGCCGATGGATTTTGCGGTGATTGTCCCACCACCCGGTTTGTTTGAAGCCGGTCACGAAATCCTCGTGAAACCAGTTAATCAGGCTGAGTTTGTCATAGTCATGGCCACCGGCTGCCTCGACCATTTTTGAGACAAAGAAAGCCATTCCCTTGACCACGTCGCCGATGTGGACTCGGCTCGATTCAAGAAGCGTTTCCTTTGTAGTGTTGGCGAAGTCGCAGGTTCGCGTATCTGCGGTTGGTGATTTAGTGATTTCGATCATGTGTGTTTGTTGGTTTGGTTTCTAAAAGTCCCCCCGCTCCAAAGAGGCACTCCCGATCCCGCGCCAGTGGTGATTTGAACGGGAGTCAGGGAACCAGACGCATCAGCAAACACGCCCATTGTCGTGCTGTTGCGCGGGGTGAGGATGTCAGGTGTCGTGCTCATGGGTTTTGTGTCGGCGTGTTGCTGTGCTCCCCGTTAGAATGCATTTTAGTCGCAACGCCGTTTTGTAGATTGACCTTGCTTCCGCAGTCGCAGGTGTGCGTGAGTTGTTCGCTCCAGTGTGCATACACATACGCCGGATATTTGTGATACCTTCCGCAGTCGCACGTATAGCCGCTATCATCACCGGGCATTCTAACCATGCCAGTGCAGCGAACAGTCTCCTTGCCTGTCAGTTTTCGAGCGGTTTTCTTGGTCTTCATGTCAGTGGTTTTTGTTCGGTTTCTGTGATTGTGTCGGAGCCTGTCGCTGACCGGCAGCGTTATACCCACTTCCTTCCCGATCCGGCGCGCTATCTCCCAACCACCCACCCGCCTTCACTGGTGCCCTCCATCGTAGCTGTAGTGGTGATCCGAGTCGCCGGGTTGCGGAATCCGCGACTCCGGTGGTCGGGATAGCCACTCAACTTGTCTTTTCCAGTATTCGACGTTGGCCTTAGCGACTTCGATTTCGGTTTCGTAGAGCCTGCCATCGGCGGCTTTGTATGCTTGTATTAGGTTCATGGTGTTGTACTTCCGGGTGTTGCTCCACCCGCTCCCCCACCGCCCGAGCGGCGCGAACGAGCGTTATGGTGTTCATGTTTTGCACGAATAAACGCAACTTTACCGCGTGTCAAAATAAATCTAAATCTTTTTTGCCTTGCCAGCGCGAGCGATGCGCGGCAACGTGCGCGGTCATGCCATCCCGCGAGCCATTCACGTTTATTTCATTCCGCGCGGGCGAGCCTGCGTGCGCGGTCGAGCTTCACGCCGATAATCCCGCACTGTGGCAAACGCTGTGCGGCGTGAGCCAAAGCCGCACAAGCGGTGCCGTGGTGCGCGGTGCGCGACGGTGCCGAGAGTGCCGTGCGGAGATGCAGCGGCGCGGACGCTACACGCCGAGCGCGCGGAAAATGGCAGGGCACTTTCCCGAATGAGCAAGCCATCCAAGAAGCCCGCAAAGTGCCGCGCGTGCGCGAAGCTGGAGCGCGCCCGCGTTGCGCTCCAAATCATTTCCACGTGGGCCACGTTTGAAGGCGGCGCGGTGTTCAATCGCGAGGACGTGCTGGCCCTCGCCACGAAAGTTTTGCGCGAGCTGAAATAGGGCTTGCAAAGTGCCCGCGCTGCGCGGAAGATGCGCCATCGGCAATTCCTGCCGGTAGCTGATTTCAGCCAGCTTCAAAACATTTCCTTGCCCCGCTTGTGCCGCGCTCTTTCGAGCCGGGCTGAACACAGGCGGGGCACTTTGATAAAATGCAAATTCATCTAGGTCGCCATGAATACAGAAATGAATATCTGCGATGCGAGCATTGGACTGATTTCAGATCCAAAATCGTCGCGAAGTTCCCGCGATGCCAGAAATGCAATGAGCGCCCATCTTTGCATGTCCACCACTGCAACTACTACCGCCTTTATCGAGAGCGTGAATCTGATGTTTTGGCGCTTTGCCCTCCGTGTCACAAGCTGATTGAAATGGCAAAATCGTTCAAACTTATCAGCCAAAATCACGATCAGTTCGCGGCTCGCTCTGTGAATCGAAAACAGATTGACGCACTGCGAAAAAGTGTCGGCACGCTCAGCTTAGAGCAAGCGATCAAAATCCAACATGCGAGCCTTTACATCCAACGGCGAATCGTAGGGTATTTGAAGCTGCCGTCGTTTCCATCCGACTGGCGCAACATAGTCGGAACCAAGCTGACCGCGCGGAAGTTTTGGTTTATCCAGATGTCACTTTCTGGAAAACTAAGCGGCGCGCCTCTGCGGAAAAAATCAAAAACTCTACTCAAGATTGTAAAAATCCACTACTAGCTGCCCCGACCGCTCAAGCCTGTCCCGATGCAAGGCTTCGCGGACGCTAAACCTGCCGCGTGTATCGTCCGCTCCGAGTTTAGCGAATTTTCAATTACGGCGCGACTAAAACGCTTACAGGCCGCAGCCTAGCGGCAAAAACAATTACCGCTTCCCGCCGATGCCCGCGCAAATCACGACGAGGCCAGCGAGGATGAGCACGGCGGCGATGCCGATGGCGAGGCTCATTGCGTCGCCTGTGCGTGCATGGAATCCCTGCCCCAGAAAGCCCCGGCACTCAGCCAGCCCTCGCGCGCGAATGCTTCCATCACCGCAAATGGCATCGTCGCGCGGACTGGCCATGCGACGTGGTTGCCGTTGTTGCTCGCGTCGAGGTCAATCGCAGCACCACGGGCATGGAGTGACGGCAGAGATCCGCCGCGCATCGGGCGGTTGTTGTAGCAGCCGTCATAGATTTTCACCACGTCCGGCGCGACTGCGTATGCCGCTGTGAGCGCGCGGGCGAGGCTGGCAGCAACGAGGCGATGGCATCGAATGGTCTTGATGCGCTTGCCCTCGTAATACATCGGCACGGGCGCGGGGAGATTCACAAGCTGCGACTCGTCACCGGCTGCGCCGTAAAACTTGGTCAGGCTTGCTTGGTCAGACTTCGGCCAAGGGTTTGGCGAGGGCATGAGAGCGCGCAGATACTTCTGGCAAGCGGCGATGGATTTCGGCCCCCAAAAACAATCCGGCACGACGCCGATTTTCGACTGAATCGCTTTGATTTCGGTAGAGGTCACTTCCCACCGGCAAACGCCGCCTCGCTAAGTGCCGTCGCCACCGCGTTAATCACCGTGGATTTGCTCACGCTGCCCTTCGCCAGAGCCTCCGCCGCGATGCTCTCGACGGCCTTGGCGGCTGCGGGATGCCCCGTTGCGGAGCGGACAAGCTGGCCGATGTCTGCCACGTCCACCGCGCCCCACGCGGCCTGCGCTGCGGCGTGCCCGTAGTCGCTGCCGAGGTTGCCAGCGACAAGCGTGCGGAGTTGCGCCACTGCCACTTTGCCGAGGATGGTTGCCGCGTCACGGCGCACCGCGCGCCAGTCGGTGCCCGCGCATCCGGTCAGGGCATGGATGAGCGTGGCGACAATGGCAAGGATGATGAGTTGCTTTTTCATTGGGGTTTGTTGGTTGAGTCAGGCGTCGGCGAGGGCGTCGGCGGCGCGAAGTATGCGAGGATTTTCAGCAGCACAGTTGCGATTGCCGAGGCGTAAGTGATGTAAGGCGTCCACTTCGGCGGAAGCAGTTGGAGGATGTCCTTGTCATAGCTCATGCCCGCGATGATGGTGAGCACGCCAGCGAGTGCGGCGAGTAGGTCGAGGAATCGTTTGTTCATGGTTTTCGGCTGATGGCCTCCAAGGTTGCCGCCAACTTATCCTGTGTGCGGATTGAGAGCTGCTGCGACTCGGAGATTTTGGACAGGTTTGATTTAACCTCAGCCATCGTGGTCTCCACTAATGCCAGCCGAGCGTCTTGCCGAATCATCACCTCTCGCCCCTGCGTCCACACTCCGAGTCCGCCAATGAGCATCACGGCAGCAGTGAGGACGTGCCCGAGGTTCACGGTGCCGTCGAATTTCCAACGGCGTGCCTCGGCTCTGTTTTGTTCTTGTTCGGTGTCGCTCATTGCTTCATTTCACGGCGGCGAGTTGCGCTTCGAGTTCCTTCACACGCGCGGCTTTGGCAGCGGCTTCGCGCGCGGCGAACGGCGCATTGATCGCGGCGGCGAGCGTTGCCAGCGTCGCGCGTGCGGCGTCATACTTCGCGGAGTTCGCGGCGAGCTTGGCCTGCAAGTCGGCATACTCCGCGTCAATCGCCGCCCAGTCCAGCGCGGCGAGCAATTCGGCCGCGTGCTTCTGGTCTTGCGCGGTCATTGCGGCGAGTTCGGTAACGGCCTTGTCGCGCGCTGCGTTGGCCGTGGCGATAGCTGCGTCACTCGCGGCCTTGGCTGTCGCGGCGTCGGCGGCTGCTTTGTCGGCGGCTTCTTTTGCGTCGGCCTGCGCCGCTGCGAGGGCGTCCGCGCCTTCCTTGCGGAGTGCGTCGAGTTGTGCGGAGATGTCCAACCAGAGTTGGCCGGATTCAGTTTGGATGTCGAATAGTGATTTCATGGGTTTGTGGGTTGTGGGTTAGGCTAAGAGTCCGGCGTTCCGTAGTGCTTTGACTACTTGTGCAATAGTGTAGCCGTCAAACGTGTCGTCCGTTTTGATATTTGTCCCCCCGCCCGCGTGAGCAACGGTTGCGCTGGCAACTGCCGTTGTCGGCTGAACGATTGGCGTCGCATTCCAGAAGCTAAGTTTCTGCGTTGTTGCCGCGCCTATCTTCGTTCCGGTCGTCGTGTTGAAAGCGATGTTCTGCGCATCTCCTAACGTGATTCCGCCGTTAGCAGTAAGAAGCCCTGTAAACGTGCTCGCGCCGGTTACGGCGAGGGTGCCGCCGATGTTGACATTTTTCACCACGCCGAGACCGCCAGCGGTCACAATCGCTCCGGTCGTGGTGGTCGTGCTTTCGGTTGTGGCACCCACGCTCAAAACTGTCGTGGACGAGCCCGTAGAAACAGTCGTGCCGCTAAAACTGAAACCGACATTCCCGTTGTTATACCAGCCAATGCTGCCGGCCTGCACAGCTCCGGTGGTTTTGATTGCTCCAGTTGCGGAGATTGCTGCGGCGTATCCGTTGTTGCCAGCAATAGTGAGGTTTCCTGGGACAGTGATACCGTAGTTAGCATCAAGGTTTGACCCGTCCGTGGTAAGCGTAAACACCAATCCGCCGACCGCGCCGGGCGTGATGGTCGTGTATTTAGTTGGGCTTTGCTGTAAAACGATAGCCCCCGCCGTCACATTCAGCGCCGTGTTTGTCGTCCCGCCGCTCGCAGTCAATTCCAGCGCCACATTGGTTGAGGTCGTCCCGGTGTGCGTGTTGGAAATCACCGCACCCTTGGTGGTGATGCCGCTGGTGCCATTCGCGCCAGCCGTTGCCACGTTCAGCGCGGTCTGCGACGCCGCCGCCGCCGTGCCGCTTACTTGCAGGTCAAGCAGCTTGCCGCTGGTCAGTGACGAGCTTGCCGCGTAGATGCCGGTGCCGGTCGTGAGGCTGTTGCCCGCGACGGCGATGCCGCTGGCCGTGGTCGTGCCGGTGGTCGTGGGCAGCGTGAAGGTGTTCGTGGTGCCGGTGTAGGTGTTGCTGCCTTGCAGCGTCGCCAGCGTGCCACTCAGCGGCAGCGTAACCGTGCCCGTGCCGAGCGCGCCCGTCGCAGGCGCAAGCGTCGTGGTGCCCGAGGTGGCGTTGCGAAAGCCGATGTTGCCCACTGCGCTGCCTGCGGTGCCGAGGAGGAGGCTGGTGGTCGAGGTGAATGTGCCGGTCGCCGCTTCAACGGTGCCGAGCGTGCTGCCGTTCGTCGTGACTCTTAGCGTGCCGTTGGCTGGCGCGGTGAGAGCTGTGAAAAAGCCAGCAGTTCCAGATCCTATGTAGGTGCCGCTGCCTTTGGCGCTACAAAATGTTACATAGCCAGCCTGATCAAAAGGCTCAATGTTGAGGAAGTTATTGCTACCGCCGATGATGTTTCCGCCTGCGGTGTCAGCTCCAAGAGGGAGGGTGCTGATATTCCATTGAATGTTTCGCGTAATGGACGATCCGGTGCCGAATATGTCTCCGGTTGAGTTTGCCTGCAAATATGCGGGAGTTCCGTCCGTGGTTTCGGATTTCAATGCGCCGTTGGCCCCGAAATTGCCATATACATAGTTACTCCCCCGAGTCCCGTCGTTCAAAATTTCAAAATGAAAAATCCGGCGCGCGGCATTCACATTCGGCCCGGCTGCTCCGTCTGCAAACAAATCCCAGTTGAACTCCTGCCTGACGGCCCCCGTGTCATTGGGCTGATAATCATTCTCCAGCGCGAGCCGGTGGCCACGTCCGGCGCTCAGTCGAGTCCATGTTGCGTCCGGCTGAAGTTGGACGTTATGACACCACATTAGCGCGTTATACCCGGAGCCGTAAGCTGACGACTGCGGTGCCCATGTCTGCGTTAGCACGGCGGGCTGATTGCCGTCGCTTGCCCGAAGGTCAAACACGCTATAAGCCTGTGCCGGACTGCTGCGCGTGATCGTGCCGTTGATGGTCGTGAATTGCTCGCCCGCGCCGCGCAACACAACTCCAGCCGGAAGCGTGATATTACCGTCAAATGTGCCGGGGCCGATGCGGATTTCGTCGCCGCTTGCACACGCTGCGATTGCCGCCGCCAGCGCCACGCCGCGAGCCGCTGCGGTGTTGGCTGTCGGTGTGTAAAAGAGGGAGGTAACACCATTGCTCTTGACTACCGCAGGGACGGTCGTGACGAACGCCCCCGCGCTGCCCACGTTGATCGCCAGTGCCGTCGCGACTCCGGTGCCGACTGGTAGCTCTCCAAGCACGCCCGCGTTGTCGTAGAGGATGCGCCCGCTGGTGCCGCTGGCGATGGCTGTGGTGCCGACTGTGAGGCCAGTTGAGGTCGCAGGCTTCGGCGTAATCCACGCGCGGAGATCCGTGTTGGCCGTGATTGCGCCCGCGCTCGCCACCACCGTTGCCAGCGGGTAGCTGCCAGCCGTGAATGCCGTGGTGTTCACCGATGCCACGCCTGCCGCCGTCACCTCGATGTAGTTCGTCGCGTTGGTGATTGCCAGCGATGACTGCGCTGCCACGAATGCGCCGTTGGCTGCGTAGCCCGCTGCGACGTTGACGAGCAGGCCGGTGCCGTTCGTGACTAGGAAATCGTTGCGGGCGATGATGGTGGCCGGCACGGTGTCATCCGCGCGCCCCACGTCCGGCTTGCAAATCACCGTCACGGTGTCGGACTTAGCCTGCATCGCCATGCTGACGGTATAATACACGTCGAGGTCAACCAGCTTGTTGCCCTCGTCGTCTGTGGTGTCGGCATTGTTTGCCGCAAGGTAGGTGTCGAGCGCGGTGCCGCCAATGGTCTGCGCCGTCGCTTGGTAAAGCCCAGTGGTAGCCGATGCCGTCCATGTCGTCACTGCAACCAGCGCCGCGTTGTCGCCAAGCAGCGCAGGCTTGATGCTCAGGTTGATCGCCCATGACGTGTCGAGCGCGTAGGGCGTGCCGTCCACCGTCACGTAGAGGTCAACGTCGCAAAGCTCCTGCCGCTTTATGTAGCCCGTGTCGCAGGTGATTGCGCCCGTGCGAATTTCCCAGTTGAGAGTGATTTTTCGGAGCGTGGCCATGATTTTAGTGCGGTGTCAAATTTGGAATCTGTTTAGGTGAGCGCGGGTTAAATCACGGTTTCGTCAAAAAAGAGTTCTTCCGCGCCAATGTATGTGATCTGTCCGATGGAGTTGATCGTAACTTCGCGTATGAAAATCATCAGCTTGTTTCCATCTTTTTTGATGCGGGCAAACCCGGTGCCGTTCGTTTGGATGGAGTCGTAAGTTGGCGCGAGATTAACTGCCGACGTGTCCTTGCCTTTGCCGGTGGCAACCAAGTCCCAGTAATCCGTTTGGGCCGTGGTGACGCCGTAATCTGGCGGCATGAAATAGTTATAGAATGCCGTCCCCGGCAAATCGTCAATCGGCCCCCATCGGGTTTGGTTTACGCTAACCGTGCCCGCGTCCGTGACCGCGACGGTGGCGAGTTCGTAGTGGCGCGTGGCCGTGAGGTTGTTGTTTGCAGGCACTGCCGCCGCCGCTTCGATGGTGCGGGTGGTGATAGTGCTCACGATGTCTCCCGTGTTGCTTAGTGTCCTGTTCCACGTCACCTTGGCGTAAATCTTATTTCCGTTCGCGACGGCCAGCGTCGCAATCGGGCTGTCATTCACTGAGAATCCGGTGGGCAGGCTGCCGAACAGAGTGCCGTTGTAAATCGCAACAGTGAAAGGGCTTAATGGTTCAATGTGAAACTCGCGAAACTCACGCTTGAAACGTCCATCGTTCTTTGCGCTAATCTTAAAGCCCGGCCCGCCCGCAACAGGTTCACAAAGGATTGTGTCAGACGAATGACACATCTTCTCAGCCTCCTGCAATATCGCCTTTAACGTTTTCGGCGCAAGCGTGAGCGCGTCAGATACTCCATCGTCTGCGTTGTTGATGAGTTGCTTTAGCTCTGGATTCATGTGCGCGTGATGTATCTGACTTCAAAGTCCCACTGATGCGTTTCCGTGATCTCGTGTAAATCACCTGCGCTTTTGATTGTTCGCCCAATCAATCTCCACCCCTTGAACCAAAAAGTGTAAGTCCAAAGAGCCGGGACTTCTTCGTAGAAAACTGTGTCGCCGGGCACTTGGTCAGCATACTTCAAGGGCACATCAAACCTTCCAATTTTGGTAGTCGGAAGCGTGCGCGTGATATATGTGCGCGTGACTTGCGGTTTAGGGATTGATGCTTGCCAGTCAAAAGTCGGCTCGTAAATCTGAGGCGTCTCATCAGTGACCGAATACTGAAACTCATCCTCCTTTGTCTGGCTCTGGTTTTTGATTCCCAGATATGACACCTGCATGGTTGCGACGCCAGCCTTGTCGAACGTGACTGCTACGGTGTCCACCTTCATGCCAAAATAGGTGGAATCCGCCGAACCGCGCAACGGCTCCAGCGTGAGGGCGACGGACTGCCAGCACTTAAACGTCCGACGCCCAGTGTCGAATCCTGCGCGCGTCGTGGTGAACGATGAGCCGGGCTGCTCGACCAGCGAATATAGCTCGGAACCGCCGTGGATGGTTGCGCTCATTTGACTCCTAGTTTTTGCACAAGCAGGGTGATTTGCTTTTCAATCGCCGGGATGACCGCCATTGCATCCTCAATTTTCTTTTTGTCCAACTGCTTTTCTCCAAGGATGCGAGACTTTACGGCCTCAATTTCCTCCTTAGTCATCTTTGTTGCATCACCGCCATACTTGCGCCGAATCTCGTCGCGAGCGGCGATACCTGCCGCCTTCTCCCTTGCAAGTTCTTTCGCCCTATCGCTTACGCGTTGTGCCGGTAAGCTTTCGCCGCCCAGAAGTCCTTGCAGTGCCCTATCGTCACGCTGCTTCTGTTCCTGCTCGCCTTTTTTAACGATGTCCTGCGCCTCCTGCAAACCCTGCTTGTTTCTTTCGAGTGCGTCCTTGTCTGCGTCTTCGATTGCTTTGAGTCGTTTTTTTTCCTCTTCCTCGGCGATGCGTGTTTTTTCGGCCTCATGTCGCCCAAACGCATCCATGCCAGCCTTTAGGGCTTTGGCTTCGTCGTCCTGCTTTTGCTTTAGTGCAGTTGCATCTTGTTCCGCTTTCCATTCGTTGAAATGTTCCACTGCCTCCTGCTCGGCGGCGATGTCTTTCTCCTTCTGTGCCCACTCCTTATCGCTTTTGTCCGACGCTTCTTTGTTTGCCTTGTCTCTCGCCTCCTTGATTGGCTTGTCCTTGATCGCCTCAACTCGCAACGCGCCAGCTTCCTCGATTTGGCGAATTCTATCCTTTTGCTGCCAGTCAGTTGGGAATGGGTTCTTATTGGCGGCTGCAATCTCTCTTGCCAGCCTGTATTTTTCAGCCAATAGCTCAGCCTCTTCGATGTGCCCCTGGTTGATGAGGGTCTGAATCTCGTTCTGCTGTTTCATCAGAACGATATATTCTCTTGCCAAGTCAATCTGTCCCGAACGAACAATTGACTGCATCCCCTCCACCGGCGCGAGCGACGGAATCCACGAATTCGCGCGCTCTTTAAGCTTTTCCATTTCCTCATCAGCGGCCTTCATTGCCGCAGAAATTTGTCCCATGTCCTTGCTACCCAGCGCGTCTCTGATTGCCTTGCCGGTTGCCTCTGCGCTTTTTTCAAGTTTGTCGCACTCAGTGATCGCGCTTGAAAACATCCCCACCAAAGACGCGCCGACGTTCAACGCAACGCCGACGGCGAGGCTCGTCTTAAACACGTCGCCGAGGTTGCCCATCGTGTTTGCGAGCAAGTCGGCCCCGTTCCCCGCGTTCTTGAATCCATCCACCCATGCCGTCAGCTTGCTCTCAACGCGACGGTCTCCCTCAAGCGCGCCACCTGCATCGCCGACTTTCTTCTTTAGCCGGTTTGTTTCGGCTATGACCTTCTGGAACTCACTCAGAAGCAGCTTTGATTCCGCTCCTAGTGTAACCGTAACGTCAGACATATTCAGCCCTCCAGTCGCCCGCCAGCGTGCCTTCCGAGAGTTGTTTCAGCATAGCCCCGCGCGCCGCCGAGTCTTTCACGTTTTCGACTATCCAGCGCGCATTGATGTCGAACTCCTCACGCGCGGCGAGGGCTTCGGGTGTGCTCTGCTCGTCCATGTGCGCCAGTTCTTCTTCGGTGAGAATGTAGGTCTCGCCGGTCTCCTGTTCGTGCGCGGCCTGCACATACCACCATGCAAGGCCGTAGGGCATCCGCCATGCCCGGCGCTCGTCAATGCGCAGCTTCGTCATCAGGAAGGCGGTGCACCAAAGCTCCACGGGTGCGCCGTATTCGTTCAATGAGACGGTCGCGGTGATGCGTTGCTTCATCATCGGCGAGGATGCACAGAGGCGCATGTAGGCTCGCCATTTGGCAAGCTCGGTCGCCGCGTCGAAAGGTGCGGCATCCTCCGCAAACTCCAGCACCGGCTCGTCCGATGCGCAGATTTGCGCGGCGATGCTCAGTTCGTGCGGCTCAGGTTCCTCGCCAGTCCAGAGCTTGTTCTCCAACTGCGAAAGTTGGAACGAATGAAGAAGGCAGAACGGCTTTAGCGTCCTGCCGCAAACGACGTGACGGCCAGCTGCGCAGGCTGCGTCGGCAACGATGGAATGGTAGAGGCGTTCCTCGGCCACATCTTTAAGACAGCGTGAGGTATTCGTCCTTAACGAGAGTCGCCTTGCCCTCGACAAAGGATTTCGATGCCTTGGTTTCCGTGAAATTCTCGACGCGGTAGTCGCCGTCAAACTGCGCGGTCGCGGCGAGCGTCATCTTCGCGGCAATCACCGGGCGGGTGTAGCCGCTGGCAAAAGTGAACGTCACCTCCAGCGTGTCGGTCTGGTCGTCGTGGATTGAGGATGCGACTTGGCCGGAGTTGTTGGTGACAAACTCGTTAATCTTGTCCGATTTGGCAAGCGAGATGGACATGATTTGCGCGCTCGCGCCAAGGTAGGCGCCGTCGATGCCGAAGTAGAATGCGGTGCCGTGAGTTTTTGCAGCCATATTATAGAGTGAGTGGTGTCAAATTTAAGCGATGAGTCCGCCCGCCACGATCTTGATTCGGGCAAGGGTGGTTGAAGTCATCACGCCGAGCACGGTTGCGTAAACCGGGTTCACGTTGTCCGCTGCGGTCTTTGTGATGCCGCCCGCCGTGCCGCTAGTCCAAAGCGTGTCGCCGGAAAGGATCGTCGCGCCGATGGCGAATCCGCCAGTGTCTTCTGTGCAGTAATACACACGCTGATTGACGCTCGCGCCGTTCGTGGCGATGCCCACAGCCGTGGCGATTGCCGCCGTTGAGTTCGCGTCGCAGAGCTTGAGAAGCAGTGTGACAGGCTCGACGTAAAGCACCTGGCCTGCCGTGATCGTTTCACCGGCTACGCCGTATTTGATGACGGCTGAACTCGACGGAATAACGCTTCCGGCTGTGATTGCGATTGCTGCCATGCCAAGGCAGCGGTGTCAAAATACGGTCAGTTGTCCTGCGCCTCGCACGTCACCACGTAGCCGAGAGAACTGATGAGCATCCGCTCCGCACCAGCGTAATTGCTCTGCTGACTTTCCTCCTCCACGTCGTAAACGTAGAATCTCGTCACTGGTCGCGAGGTCGAGAGGTTGCCCTTGTTCGCGTGGGTTTGCAGCGCAACCACGTCCTCCATTGCGGCTTCGATGGCCTGCACGGTCGAACGGTGTGCGCTCCAGTTCAGCGCACGGTCGTTCGTTGCGCCTGCGATGCCGTCCTGATTCTGGTCAGTGTCAATCGGCGAGATGATTTCAACGGCGATCTGAATCCGCTTTGGTAGCGCGTCGGCGAACGCCTCCGCTACGCTGCCCACTGAGACGACGATGCACGGCGGTGTCTGTTCGCCGGGGTTCTGGCCTTTGAAAATGACGTGCCCATTTTGCGCGGCGACGGTGCCGAGGTAGGAGGCAACGGCGGTTTCGGCTTTGTATTTTAGCGGTTCGCTCATTCGGGTTGCAGAAGTTTGAGTTGAATCTTGAAATACTTGGTGAGCCGTTCCGCTGCTGCTCTTTCGATATATCCCTGGTAACGCGGTTCAATCGCCTCGTCAGCGTGCCGAACGTGGTTGTGGATGATGATGTGCTGGCTTTTCTGTCCTTGGAATTGTTTGCTCGCACTACCGAGAATGAGGCCCTTCTTTTTTTCGACTCGACTCACCCATTTCGGCACCTCGCTAACTCTCCCAAGGTCGCGCCAAGCTGCCACCCATCCAGCCTTCACCATGCCGACGTTGGACTGTTTGGCGGCGATGTATGTATTTAGCTTGCCTCTCTTGCTGCCGTCTTTGATCACAAACGTCGGTTTGGTGTTTTCCGCGACATGGCCACGATCACCGCGCGCCGCCTTGTGCGCTGCACCGCCGTCGAATTTCTGAATCTTCAGCCCTGCAAATGCAGGGGCTTTTGCCTGCATTAGTTTCTCAGCTTTTTTATACTGGCCTATCTGATAGAATGCCCAAAATGCTTTTGCCGATTCCTCTGAACCCATCTGCCGAATTTCTCGAAACACGTCGGACGGCCCGGCGTATGCCCGGTAAACGTCGCGCTTCACAATCTTCTCCATCTTCACGTTGTCGCGCGGAAGGCTGTATTGCATGAATGATTTGCAGAGCGTGTTTGCTGCTATTGTCAGCCCGTCGATGATAGTTTTGCGCTTCTTCACCATCCACCGCGCCATGAGGTTCCGCAGTCCTGAGTCATCGAGATTGATGCTGACTCGAAGCATTACCTTTTAGCCGTGTGCTCGGCGATAAGAGTGATGCTGATTTCGTCGCGCGTGATCTGCCGCACGGTGTAGCTGCGGTTGCGCGCCGTCACGCGCTCGCCGAGGCCGAGGTCAGGCTGGAAGGTCTGCGTCTTGATCGTGATTGAAATCGGTTCGCTTGGTATCGCCCCGCCCGCCGCGAACATTTCCGAGGCCACCACGTCGTCAATGACGGCACGGTAGGTGTCGCCGCGCAAGGTGATGCTCTCGCCGAGTAGCGAGGTCTGCATTGCCGTCTTGAGGCCTGCCGCTGAGAGCGTCGAAAAGTTCACACTTTCCGGCCCGTGTCAAACTACGGCGGCGGTGCCTCGGTCGTCTCGCTGCTGTGCCGATAGTAGTGCAGCACCTTCGATATGTGGACTTCGCGCAGGCCGGGGATCGCGCAGAGCGGTGCGGCGAATGCCCAGTCCTCGCCGTAGTTGCTCGCCGGGAATCGCGACTGAATCGCCAGCGTGCGCCGCCACGCGCAGACGTGCCATGCGTTGCGCTTGATCGTTTTCACTCCGTTCGGCGCTTCATTCGGATTGCCGAGCTTGAATTGCACCTCGAACTGCACCGCGTTGACTGTGCAATGCTGATTGAAGGTGATCACGTCAGGCGATTGCTTTGCGGCCTTCACAAGCTCGGCAACGTAGTCCCGCGAGATCCAATCGTCATCGTCCACGAAGGCGACGTATTCGCCCCGTGCCGCGCGCAGAAGGGCGTCGCGCTTCTCTCCCACGGTGCGCTGCTTGTTGTCGAGCAGGGTCAAGTGCTCCACGGCAAGCCCGCCGATTTGCCACACGAGTTCTTCGTATAGCCTTTCGAGTTGAGCCATGCGTGAGGGCACGGCGGGCGTGAGGATGGAGAGAATCATAGCGGCTGAATCCAGCAAGGGTGCATGACTGCCGCGCCGGGTAGCAATTCCTCGACCGCCTTCATCACCGGCGGATGCTGCGCGTCGTGGCCAGCGAAGATGCCGCCCGGCTTCACCTTGCTTTTCCACGCGAGGATGTCGCGCTTCACGCCTTCGTATTCGTGCGCGGCGTCGATGTAGCAGAACGCCAGCGAGCCGTCCGCGATGAGTGCCGCGCTATTGGCGCTGTCGCCTTCGATGATTTGCACCATGTCAGCGACTCCGCACCGGGCGAGATTCGCCTCGAATACGGCGCGGAGGCTTCCGCCGTGGGCTTTCACAATCTCGACGTGTTCCGGCTGGCCTGCCTCGCCTTTGAACGTGTCCACGGCGATGAGCTTCACGCGCTTGCCCATGCGCTTGAGCGTCTGCGCCATGAAGATAATCGAGCGCCCCATCCACACGCCGACTTCCGCGATGGTGTCGCCGTCTTGCAGACGCTTTGCAATTGAGCCATAGAAGCCGTAGTAATTGAACCATCCGGGCACGGTTGACCAGTCGTTGCCGAGCATGAGTTCGTCGAAGATGGCTTTGCCTTCCTCGTAGCGCGCGGGCGCGTTCTGCTGCGCATAGGTCGCATCCATGTTGTCGGCACCGAACGCCGGGTGGTGATGCTTGAACACAAGGTCGCGCGCTTCAATGACCGCGCCGCGCTCGTATGCGCGATGCGTGAACCAGTTATCGGAATAGACGCCAGTGAACCACGGATGGAAAAGGAACGCATCCGATTCCGTGATGAACTTCCGCGTGCAAATAGCCATGCACAAAAGCGCGTCCGTGCGATGCCCGTCACTCACTGCCAGCACACGCGGTTCCGTCCAGTCGCCGATGCGCTCCATGATAAGGTCGTCCCACTTGTGCGGAGGCGTCCAGTCGTCCGACATTTGGACGATGACGGGTGCCTGTGTGACGCCCGCGCCACGGTTCCACGCTGCCACGCATCCGCCGCCCGCTGGCATCTCGGAATGATGGAAGCGGCGAAGGCAATGACTGGCGGTGTCGTCCGTGTCGAAGACGAATATGTGCTCGATGCTTTCGGGGTGCGCCGCCGCGTCGAGCCATACCTTGCGCGCTAGCGCGGCCTGCTTCGGCCTGCCGCGCGTGGCGTGGATGAGCGCGATGCGTGCGCCGCCCTCCTTATTGAATCGGTTCTGCCGAACGATTTCCGCCTGCGGATACATACGGTTCGCGCGAAGTGCCTGCGCGTAGATGTCGTCACCGAGCCATTCGTAAAGCGCGGCCCTTTCGTTCCATTCCTTCACGTCCGGTCTGTCGGTAGCCATCATCTGCCGCGCGAATGCAAGGGCAATGTCCGAATCGCAGTTGTTCATCGCGTTGTTGCACAGCATGAGCAGCGGTTCTCGCCTGCGCGGGTCTGCTGCGTATGCTTGGTGATAGAGTGCCTCCTTCTGGCGCGGGTCTTCGCTGACTTGCGCGAGGTTCATAAAAAGCTCCATGCGCTCCGGCCTTCCGAGGTCGTCACAAGCGAGCACCTTTTTCGCCACTTCCACGCTGCCCTCAACGTCGCCGATGACGAGAAGCTCGATGTGCAAATGGTAGAGCAGCCCAGTCGTCATTTCCGCGTCGGGGATGCTGCGGAGAATGCGTAGGTTGCGGTCGTTGCTGCCTGTCTTTTCGCGGTGCGGGAGATGCTGAATCACCACGCGCTCATCCTCGATGGCTTGCACCGGCTGAATCCTGAACTCGTAATGCTCATGCACCGGGCAAACCCATTTGCCGGATCCGCGCAGCATCATGCGCTCACGCGGCACCGCCAGCCCTTTGCCGTGAATGGCATACGGGAACATGAAGCAGGTGTATGCGCCGCGCTCGGCGTGTTCGCGGATGAGTTCCGCGCCGCTTAACAAGATGTCGTCGGTGTCGCACCAGAAGCAATAGGTGCCGGTCGCGAGGTCGAAGCAAAGTTGGCGCGCGGCGGCGAAGTTGTCCACATGTGGCCAATCTTCGTGCCCGACTGCGTTGCGATACTCGCCGACGATTGCGCCGAACTTGTCGCGGGCGATGTCGAGCGTCGCATCAGGCTTGGCGCTTCCGATGGCGCGGACAACCACGATTTCGTCCGCGATGGGTGCGAATGATTTGAGGCAACGAACGATGTATTCCTCGACGTTGCCGACAATGATGCAAAGGGAAATCAGCGGAGTCCGCGCGCCCGTGCCACCCGGTTCCGGCCCATCCCTGAGAGGTTCCAATGACGACACGGGCGGCGGAGAGTCTGCGGGATGGGCATTCATAAGCCTGCCTTCTACGGTTTCATCGTCGACACGTCAAGACACAAAAGCGCCGAACCCGTTGCTGAGTTCGGCGCTCCTGTATGAACTATCCAGCCTAAGGGCTAGTCGTCACGCTTGATGATGCGCGCACCGTTGGTGATGCCAGCGGAGTATCCGTAGTTGCACTCCAAGGCCATGTATCGCGTGCCGGTGGCCGGGTCGTAGAAGTCGCGGAGGCCGACCGTCGCGCCCGTGGTCGGGTCGCTGTAGGCTTGCGCGTTGTCGTATTCCTCGGGACGCTGCGGTGCGAGGTAGCGCATCGCGATTGCGATGGCGCTGCCGTGGCCGATGAAGGCGTTCACCGAGGCGGCGGAAACGAAGCTCGAATTGAGTTCGTAGAAGTCGAACCCGAGCGCACGCATGATTTTGCCCTCGGTGAGGACGTTCTGATCAGCGAACATCTGAGCCTGCACGAAGTTCGTGACGCCGAGCAGCGCATCCATGCCCACCGCGTCAAGCAGCGCAAAGCGCGGCGACTTCGGAGCGTTGGCTTGGTTGAGCGCGAGACGAGCGGCGCGGAGATGCGGCACGTTCAGATTCGCCGCGAGCGAGGTCGTGACGGAAGTAAAGTTTGCCGTGGTGACGAGCGTGAGCACGTCCTCCATAACCGCTTGCGCCAGCGCCGCGCCCTGCTGGAAGCCAAACGACTCCAGCGAAGAATCGCTGTTGTTGATGGCGTCCAAGTCGGTCTGGCCGATGGGCACGATCTTGTGGCGGTTGATAGTCACGGTCACGACGCTCTTGGCGAAAGTCGTGATGGCGTAGGTGCCGCCGAACGTGGTAGCAACGAGGCCACCGATGAGCGGGACGAGAACGACGTTGCCCTGAGTGCGCCCGACTACATCGGGCGAGTAGGAACGCGAGAAGACATTGAGCGGCAGAAGCTCTTTGACGAAGCCCTCCAGCGCGGCATTCGCGAGGCGGGCGATATTCAGATTGGTGTAAGGCATGTTGGTTTATGGGTGATTGTTACTTGGAGAACGTGGCGTCGATTGCGACCTTGTTTGCGCGGTAGAACCGGACGCGCTCGATGGGGTTTGCGATTGCGTTGAACTGCGTGAGGATTGCGTTCGGTTCCGGCGCGGCGGGACTGCCGATGACGACTGGCGTGGTGCCAGTCTGCGCGAGCATCGTCGCGGCCTTGGCGGAGACCTTGGTGTTGAAGTCGGAAAGAGCGGCGGCATGTTCTGCCGCCGTCTTTTCAATCGAGGCTTTGAGTTCAGAGATCACCGTGTCGGCGTCTTTTAGTTTGTTTGAAGCCTCGGAAAGTTTTGCGCTCAGGTCCGTCTTCTCGACGGTCAGTGCTTCAAAGTTGGCCTTGAGCGTCACGCCCTGCTCGCACGCGATCTTGTGTTCAGCGACGAGGGCGAGGTATTCGGGTGTTTCGATAAGCATTGGCTTGGTGTGTTGATTGTTGGTGGTGTCAAATTTAGAGAAGAGGCCGCTAGGGTTTGCGGCGGGTGAGTCCACGATGTCGCATGAATAGATTTCGAGGCAGCGCATGAACTGCGTCTCGCCTTCCTCGCCTTCCAGCGCGCCGGAAAAGCTAATGCTCAGGCCGAATGATTCCGGCATCGTCTCCGCCATTTCCAAGACAACCGCCGTTTGCGGATGCGACCTCAAAAGCTGCAAGTCCGCGCGGAGTTGCTGGCCTTCAATTCGGAAACTTGAAAGCTTGCCCACGATGGCATCCGCGCCGCTGCGGTGATTCATCTTCACCTTGAGTCCGCCGCCGTAGGTCTCCGCGCAGGTCTTGACGGTGCTCAAGCTCTCTGCGTCTATCATCACACCGTGACCTAGCGCCGGCCCTTCTGTGATGACGCTCACGCCGCTGATGGTGCGCGCGTCCGTGTTAATCGCGCCGGATGCGAAGGTTGTGCGGAATGCGTAGGTGCGGCCCATTTTCTTTTCGTGCGGTGTCAAACTTGGGGCGGCGTAACCACTGGCGCGGGTTCCGGCGCGGGGTCGTTCGGGTCTGCCACGGCTTGCCCGTTCATTCCACCGCCGACGCTCGCCGTTGCGGTCTGCTGTTGCATGAGCGAAAGCACCAGGCCGAACGGCACTTCCTTTTCGTTCGCCACTTCCAGCGCGTCGGTGAGCAAGTCCGCGACTTCGCCCTTCCGCTCGCGGCGGTGATGGTCGTATGCGATGCCTTGCTCGCCGAGGATGCCGCGCAAGTTTTTGTGCCCGAGCTTGTAGTCCTCGCGCCGTGATTGCCCGTCGCGCCCATTGTCGATGCTGAACTTCGGCGGGAGCGTGAACTTCCACCTCCACCAATCGGTCGAGCGCGAGATGCGCCCGATGTTCATGGCCTTGGAAAGTGCGTAGCGGATTTCGCGCAGCGCCACGGATTGCAGTAGCTCTTGCCGGTCGAGGATGGTTGCCCGCGCAAGCTCGATTTGCGAACGCTCCGCAGGCCCGGTGAGTCCCGCGCCAGGCCAGCAAAGCGCATACGGCCAGCACGCGCCGACGAGGGCTTTCTTGAAGATGCGTTCTTGAAATGCCTCCCACGCGGGGCCGGGCTTGTTGCTCAGGAACTCTTCGAGCTTCGCGCCGCTCCCGGCTTTGAAATAGCGAATCATGCCGCCTTCCATGCGCTTGCTTGTGAACGTCTCTTCGTTCGTTCCGGTCTCGCCAAGCACAGTGCCGGGGTCGTTCGGGTCTGCCGCGCCGAGTTCGTTGTGCTCGATGAGGCCGATGGACGACGCGAGTTGATGCGTGATTTGTTCCCATTGCTGACTCTGCCATGCGTCGCGGAGTTCGTTGATGGCGTGGCTGAACGTCGGCAGTCCGCGAATCTGGTCTGCGCGCGTGGCGTTGAAACAAAAGATGCAATCGTTCGCGATCACGTCGCGGTCGTCCTTTTCCGTCTCGCCGAGGATGCGGACGCCGACGACGCGGTTGAGGTCGTTGAGAATGACGCCCTGCTGGATACGAAATCCACGCAGCGGGCCTTTCTCCACGGTCGTCTTGTTCGTGTCGCGCACGCCGAGCTTGTGCGCCGGTAAATGCTGAATCGCCGGAAAGCCGCCCTCGGTCTCGGTGAGGATGACGAGGAAATCACCGTCAACGTCGAGCGCCACGGAGTCGTTAAAAAGCGAGGTCTTAAAGTCCCACTGGTCGCCGCGCACGTCGCACACGCCGAACCATTCCTCGGTGAGCCATTGCTCGGCTTCCTTGCCCCACTCGGCATCTTCGCCGGTGTAATTCGGGTTCCACGCGCGCCCCACGGCGTGCTGTGCCATCTGGTCAATCGCGCCCTTCACCAAGCCGTCGTTGGCGTAGAGCCTGCGCGAGTAGCTGACAACGGTGCGCCAGTCTTGGAACGGGATGTCCTTTTCCGTGTCGCGGATGCCATCGCGCCAATATGGTCGGTCGCCGGTATTCTTCTGCGCAGCGTGCAGAAGTTTCGACGAAACCGGGAAGCCTTGAGGGTCAACGAGCGATGCCATAGCTTAGAACGATGCCCGCACGGTGGACTGTTTGCGAGTCGTAAAAAGCAAGGCGCGCTGCGTGGCGTCGAGCGAATCCCACTGGCGGAGAGCGCGGTCGCAAGCAATCATCAGCGCATCGCTCGACATGCTCGCCGGGAGTGAGAACGAAAAGGATTTGCCGCCGACTGAGGTGTTGACGAGCTTGCCGCCGCCCTGCCCGCTCACGATGCTGAACTCCCCGAGGAAGACGGTCTCGATCACGTCTCGCCCGCGCAGTTTGATGACTCGCAAAAGGGCGAGGATAAATTCGGCGTCAATGCTCACGCCTTTTCGGCGGTGTCAAACTACGCCTTCACCGCGCCTGCCGGAATCATCTTGAAGTTGATCGTGCTGTTGACGACCGTGCAAACGCCGATGCAGGTGATGTAGTCGCCCGCCTCCAAGTCCGCAAACGTCGAGGTGATGCCGCCTGCGGTGTCGCTGCCCCAAAGGGTGTCGCCCACTGCCATCGTGCAGCCGAGCACCAGCGCCGGGTCTTGCGTCACGTAGCGAACCTGCTGCCCGCTGGCTGCGCCGCCGAGGGCGATGCCCGCCATCGTCGAGGTGAGCGCCGAGCCGTCCGCGTCGTAGAGCTTCAGGACGTTGCTGTTCGCGGTGTCGATGTAGAGCGTTTGCCCTGCCACGATTGTCGCGCCGGCTGTGCCGATGGCGATGACTGCGTTTGCGGATGGGATGACGGAAGCGGGTGTGACGGTGAGATCGGCCATGCCCTCACCGCCGTGTCAAAACTTGCTTACTTGAAGAGTGACATCTGCGCGTCGTGTTTTAGTTCTAGGCTTGAAAGGTCAATGATCGAAGCCTCGCCGCCGCATCGCACTTCCCTGATGTTCCCGAATGCGTCGAACAAGATGCACCTCGCGCACATCCTTTCTGCGTTTGTTCTTGGAATTAAAAAGCCCTTGCTCGTCGGCGTTGTGACCTCGCGAAAGTTAATCGCCTCACGCTTTGCCCATGCGTTGCGAAGCGTGCTTTTCGCGAACACGTAGAACACTCCGCGATCACCTATTCCGTAAAGCCATGTGTTATCGCTTCTGAAAATTCCGCTTTCTGCGTAGTCGCCCGGGCGCGGCTGCGC